CTACGTCTGTTTTTTCAAAGAACTATATTACAATATTAATCAATTTTTTATTACCTGTCAAGGGGGTTGATTATTTTTTTTTAAAAATGGGGCAGATCAACCATCCGCCCCATAATTATCCCCATTAAATTTCCACTTTGCGGATTTTTTCAATGTGGTGCATTGGGTTGAATTCTGATTTTGCGATGTCATCAAACATCCCATAACCATATCCGTAGTAGTATCTCACCTTTGGTCCTGCAATTGCAACAGTTCCATAAGATGCCAGGTCAATTGAATAAACATATGGATTTCCGACTTTTTCAACATATGATTTATATGCCGAATATGTTGATCCTACGTTACATTCATTGTCTGACAAGATAAACACCCTATCGTATTTACGACCTGACCTTTGAGCTTCATTCCAAGCTGATGATAATGAAGTTCCACCCATTCCTTTTTGAATTGATTTTGCCAGACCAAACACATCAGAGTTTGAATTATAACTCACGTACTCTGCGTTTGAACCAAAACGAATTACATCTGCATTTACCGCCTTTGCAATTGTCATACCAATAAGAGACGCTTTACTCATACAAGTTGATTGATAACGAGTTTTACGTTTTGGATCCGCAACAGGAACACCCATAGATCCTGACATATCAATCATCACAAGGTTGTTACCAGTAAGAAGTTCTGCCAAGTTAGGAATTGCTTTTTGATATCCATCAAGTAAAGCTTGTGAAACTTTACGTGAATTTGAATCATTAAACTCGGCAATCAAAACTTCGTTTGCTAAGTCAAGTTGATATGGCATTATCTTACCATTACGAATTGCGACTTCATCAGATAACAATGAACACAATTTTTCAACTGTTATTTGATCGGGGTTATTTGTCAAGATGTTACGTATGTTACGAACAGCTGCCAAAATACCAAGTTTATTTTCGGTAAGAAGACCTTTCCAATTTTCAGCTTTCGCTTCGGTAAGGACTTCTTTTGCTTTTTCTTCAGAAAGTTTTCCTTCTTTAACCGCCTTTGCCACAATTTGACCAGCTTCTGACTGAGCAACCTCCCAAGTGTCAGCCGAAACGTTATATCCCTTAACAATTGCTTCAAAGGTAGGAACAACTTTACCTTCATACTCAACAGTTGCTTTTGAATTTTTTTGATTTGGATGAACCAAGTTGAAAATGTCCAAAATGGAACTTTTATATTTCAAAAGCGAATAAGTATCAAGTTTTTCCAAAGTTGATGCAAATCCCTTTTTCATCGCGTTAGTGATGGATTTTCCATTAAGGGCGGTGAAACAAGCTACCATCTCACTCATATCATCAGGGCGAAATACGGTACCCCCTTTTTGGTTTTTTTTGTCCCAACCTGAAAAGAATCTTCTTGTCCAGTCTTTTCCGCTCATATAAGGTGCAAGATAAACTGCCGCCAAGTGATTAATACTTCTCATACCTTCACCAATGCAACGTGAATATACAATACACTGAGCTACAAAATATGGATCTTCTTTACCACAAGTGTCAATCAAAGTTTTCAACTCCTTCATTGTGTCACTTTCGTTACGATAATACTGATTTTCAAGTTTTGAAGTATTCAAAAGTGAAATCAATCTTAACCAATTATCAATTGAGTAAGCTTCAAAACCTTGAAGGTTCTGCGTGTTTGGTTGTGGAACCGAATTTTTTGCCACCAAATTTTCTTGGGGTTCAAGAGTCTCAATTTTCTCTGCGAGAGATGTGTTTCTGAATTTTGCCATATTAGTACAATTTTTTTGTTTGACGAATTTTGTTTTGAAAGTATATTAGATTGTTTTTAATATGTCAAGTGGGGTTATTTAATTTTTTTCATAAAAATCACCCATTCTTGAGAGGTATATAGATTTTTAAACCTTTGAAATTCAATTTTTCCATAAGATACCACCGATCCGCTCATAAAACCAGATATAGTTCCGAATATTGGTATTTCAGTAAAGGTGAGATTATAAGTTGATGAACTCAATCTAAATGAATATTTGCAAGGAACCCCTTGATAAGTCATTTCATAGTTTGATAAAAACACAAGCGTATCTGATGTGTTTTGATACCCACTTAACTGACCAAAAAGATTATATTTATAGAGCACCCATGTTGTCCCGGCAAAACTTGGAATTTCTGTTTGCGGTGGATTGGGTATCTGATTATAAGTTGGGGGTTCATACGGTTCTTCTTTCTGACAAGATGTCATAAAAAAAACCAAAACTGACAGAATGACAATTATTTTTTTCATATTATTGATTTTTAATTTTTTCACAATTTGAATAAATTTGATTAATCATTTCTTTTTCATCTGAAATCAAATCGGTTATTTTTCTTCTGACATCTTGCACCGCATCAATTTTGGTATCAACATTTTCAAAATCACTTCTTAATTGGAGTTCAAGATCATAAAGAAAATCATCACAGATTTTGATAGCTTTTTGTATTGGAGTTTGCATATTTATTTTTTTACAAATTTATAAAATTTAGATTACAATTACAAATGAATTTTGATAAATTTCGGGTTCAAACTTTTTTTCATCATATTCATAACAGTCACAATTTAGACAAGTTTCACCGTTACATTCATTATCCTTTTCTTTAATAAAACAAGAAAATCCTTTGTCAATAATTAAATTAATATGTTTTTCTTTGAAGGGTTCATAAGTTTTCGTATCAAAATCATAAACCCAGTTTATTAAATTAGAGTTAGGATAAATTCTTCTTTCTCCTTTGAGGAATTTTCCTTTTTTCATTACATAATCTATTTCGGTGCAAGTTTTCTTTTTCGGTCCTTCTTCATAATAAACGTATTGATTTGAAGGTTGGATTGGCTGCTCATCAACAAAATAATACTCAATTGGTGTGTGACCATCTTGCTGATCATTTTCAAATCTAACGACCTTACCTTCTTTGTTTAGAAGAAAATTTTTATCACTGATTTTAATATCAGGTTTTTGAATTATAACTAACGATACTTTTTTGTTCATTCTGATTGTTTTGTTACTAAGGCTTCTACTTTAGATTTCATTCTTTGAGCCAAATCATTATCCTTATCATAGGAAGTAATAATGACTGAATCATTAAGAATTTTGTATGGAATATGGATTAAAAAATCGTCACCATTAAAAAATGATAAATCATCCTTCAATTCCAAACAAGCGTGGATTGTTTTTAGGAAAAGTTTAAATTGTATAGAATCAACGATTGTTTCATCAAGTAACAATCCAAATTTTTCGTTCTGTATTTTTATTTTGAAAAGTCGCATTTTTTTAGAATTTTAAAAATGAATCAACAATAAGTATTCCCAATCTCATAACAAACACAGTTGACACTAAAATTAACATCATAGTGAGAAATAAATCTTCTGTTCTTTTTTTCATAGGTACAAAGGTACAAAAACTTTTTAATAAAACAAAACCCCACTTAAAAAAACTAATTTAAAAGTGGGGCTTAAAGTATAAACCAACTATAAACAAGGGGGTTTGTTGGCTGATATTATGATAACATAAATATAACAAAGAATTAAAAAAATCAATAATTTTTCAAAAAAATTTAAACCATACCAATATGATCACCTATTCCGTGTATATTAGTTCCCCAACTTCTTTTTACGATATTGATTGTTATGTCATCAAATTTATTTTCCATAAATATTTCGATTAAACCAACAACATCTTCATCTTTTAAACTGAAAATATTTTTTAATTTATCGTAAATAGGGGGTAAAATGTGTAAAGTATTAACCCTTTCATAAAATTCAGCAATTACAATGTCATTTTTGTCAGTATAACAAGTTCTCCAATCATTTATCTTAACTGAATTTAAATCGCCCAAATTTTCTTCTAACCATCTTTGAATGATTTTATATGTTTTTGGTCTATCTTCTAATATTTTTACATTCTTGGATTCACGCATAACGTCTCTTTTTGAACTGAATAACTGTAGGTATTTAAAAACCAATTTTTAAGATGTGGCTCAACATCAAAATAACTTATTTGAAATAGTTCTTGCAGATGATTCCATATCTTTGAATGAGAAGTCCAAAGTTTATTATTTTCTGTATCATACTCTATTAGAACGTTCCCTGAATTTACTTTATAAAAAATAATGTTTTTATCCCATTTTAAAGTTTTTAAATCGGATAAATGAATTTTCAAATATAATGAAATTGCTTTTTCTAATTGCTCTTTATACATCATTTTATTTTTAAAGAACTTAATACTGGATTAGGCAAGACATTTGCATTTTTGATACCTAACTTTTTTTCAATCCAAATTTTTAATATTTTCAATATATCTTCTTTTTTTAAAAAGAAACGTTTTTGAATCAAAAATACTATTTCAGAACTATCCGCCCAAATTTTATTATCATTTGACATATAAAGTAATAAAGCTGTTTTTTGTGAGTTAAAGTAAATAATTTGGTTTGGAAATTCATCTCTAACTTTTGGTTGTAAATCTGAGAATTTCAAATCAAGATACAGTAAAACTGCTCTAACTAATTTTGGTCTATCTATTATTATATTCATTTTCTATTTAATTTGTAAGTTTCCTCCAACTAATGTTGCCAGCGATAGTGTACAGGTAATGGTGTTACACCCTTCAATTTGTAAGTCTCCTCCAACCGCACTCTCCGGGCTGCTACGGGAAAAATGGTGTTACACCCTTCAATTTGTAAGTCTCCTCCAACACGGTTGTCAATGATCCTTTCTTCGAGTAGGGTGTTACACCCTTCAATTTGTAAGTCTCCTCCAACCAGTGTTTCATAATTGATTTAATCTCAGAAGAGTTAAGAGGAAATAACGATTTAATTCTTGACCAAATTTGATCATAATGTAACAAAACATATTCATTTTTTTTAGTGTATTCCATAAGAATCTCATTATCAGAATTAACGTAAAACACTGAATTAGGATATTTTGGACTGGTTTTTTGCGTTAAATTTCCAAAACTCTTATTTAAATACAGTAAAACTACTCTAACTAATTGTGGTCTATTTACGATTATATTCATTTTATATTTAATTTGTAAGTTTCCTCCAACTGCATATTGCCCATGCGATAAATCATTGGCGGTGTTACACCCTTCAATTTGTAAGTCTCCTCCAACTTATCAAAACGAAACCTGGGGTGTAACCTGGTGTTACACCCTTCAATTTGTAAGCCTCCTCCAACCACCTTCGCCTTTACCCAAAGCGATATTCTGGTGTTACACCCTTCAATTTGTAAGCCTCCTCCAACCAGTGTTTCATAATTGATTTAATCTCAGAAGAGTTAAGAGGAAATAACGATTTAATTCTTGACCAAATTTTATCATAATGTATCCAAACATATTCATTTTTTTTAATGTATTCCATAAGAATCTCATTATCAGAATTAACGTAAAATACTGAATCTGGATATTTTGGAATGGTTTTTTGCGTTAAATTTCCAAAATTCTTATTTAAATACAGTAAAACTGCTCTAACTAATTGTGGTCTATTTACGATTATATTCATTACATTAAATACTTTTGAATAACATTTTATTTATTATTTCCAATAAACCTGATCCCAAGGGTGATGGTAGATTATTTATTGTGAAATATCCACAATCCTCGTGTTCTTTACCATCTTTAGCGTTTTGTAAGTCGGGATACATCTTTTTATCAGAATCTAGCACAAATATACTTAAAATTCCTTTATGATTTTCAAAATCATCAAAAGTTTTTATTCCACCCACATATTGTAAATCATTCGGATTAACTCGTATCTTTGTTTCCTCATACAGTTCCCTTACCGCACATATTAATTTGTTTTCATTTTTTTCTTGGTGACCACAAGGAATAGACCATTCACCTGGTCTTGAATCTTCATTGAAGCTTCTTTGACATAGTAAAACTTCATCTTTACATCTTATAAGAACTCCAGAATATCTTTTCAATTCCATTTTTTTGATATATTTATGTATATGATTTTAGATATAAATAGTCACAAATTCAAAGTAAAAGTCGTTTCTTCAAAATTAGATGTGACAAAAGGTATGATGAAACAAAGATTTGATGATAGTTTTAATGGTATGTTGTTTTTGATGGGTTCTGGTCATCATTCTTTTTGGATGAAAGATTGCTTAATTCCTCTTGATATTATTTTTATTGATAATAACGAAATTACAAAGATACATAATAATTGTCAGCCCTGTTATACAGATAGATGTGAAAATTACACGGGTTATGGTAATTTAGTTTTGGAGGTAGAGGGTGGAACTTGCGATATGTTGGAAATATCAGAAGGCGATTTTATCAAGTTTGATTGGTAATAATTATTAAAACAAAAAAACCAACTTATAGTTGGTCTTCTTTTATCTCTTCAAGTGTTTTGAAGTAATTTACCCTTGTTTCTGCAACTTGACAATAATTAGGAGAAAGTTCGATTCCTATCCATCTTCTGTTTAATATCTGTGCCGCAACTAAACTTGTTCCACTACCAGCAAATGGATCAAGGACAATATCATTTTTATATGTCAATATCTTAATAGCCTTGCTCGGAATATCTAAACTAAAAGTTGCTTTGGTGAGTGGTCTTGAATCGTTCAGATATTTCCATTGACCGAATACCAACTCCATAAACTCTTTTTTATCTTCTTCCTTATATACAATTTTTGTTTTAAAGGTTCCATCTTCTTGCTCTACTTGTGTTGATTCTCCCTTCCATTGTGGCTCACCCTTTAGTTTCTTAATATGTTTGTTTTTGTAAGCTAATATTACACATTCCTTCGGATTATATAAATAAGGTCCGCTCGGACTCATCCACGACCCCCATGCTGTGGTCTTACTTCTATGAGGAGAATCCTCCTCCAAATCAACAATACCAAAAAATTTAAACCCAACTTTTTTCATTATTTGGTAAAATTCCGAAGCAAAAAATACTCTACCTCCTCTATCTTGTACATTTACTTCCAAAGGCATGTTTATAGCGACTCTACCATCATCTTTAAGTGTTCTGTATATCTGTACTAACCATTTTTCAGTCCATGTCCAATAGTCATCCATTTCAGTATTGTCAATATGAGTGTCATACTGAATTCCAACATTGTATGGGGGGCTGGTCACTACTAAATCGATAAAACTTTCAGGAAAGGTTTTGAGAACCTCAATACAATCTCCATTTATAATCTTTCCAGTCTCAATCATTTGTTTTCTAACTTACTTATTTTATGTTGCAAATACCATAAACCCTTTTTCAAATCCTCCAATTCTTTTTCAGGACTTTTTTTACCCGCTCTTGCAATGTATTTTACGGTATTCCCCAAACAAAAATCCAAATTCCAAGCATCTATAACATTTATCACTTCATAAACATTACCTTTTCCCCCATAATGATTAGGGTGGTTAACCATTTCTTTTTCCATATTAAGAATTTTCGTTAATTAATTTAATTGAGTCATTATCTATGACAAATAAAAATTTAATAACAGAAAGGCCATCATCACTATAATCATTCTTATATGACATATTAGACCCTTTAATACTGAATGTAAGTCCATTTACCACTTCGCCAACTGGGTTCAAATAATTAATCGTAACATCCGTTATTTTGAATAAATCTTGGGGATTGAACGAATAATCAATTGTTTGATACATTTTGGTTTTAAAAAAAAGTTTGTCAGCTTGATTGTATATTTTAAATTTGGAAAATAGATATTCGGGTATTTTAACTTCGTCGTTAAATTTGATGATAAATCTATTTGATTTTAGTGGTTCTACAATTTTTGGAAATTCAGTTGAGACTGTCATGTTATTTTGTTTGGTATATATTATTTATTTGTTTTTCAATAAGTCCAAGTTCAATGTAATGTTGGAGAATTTTAATTGCGTCATAATCATTGCAGTTTAAAATGTACTTGGAAATAAATGATAATGGTAAAGGTCTTCTTAATTTATTTAGAAGCGTTTTTTCCTTGTTTTTTGTTAATTGGTGTATCATTTTTTTCAGATTTAGGTTTTCTTGTAAGATTTTTCCATTCTGATTTGGGAACATATTCCCAACCTAGTTTAACTTTTGGATCCGCTTCCTTATCTTTAACTCTTTCAATTTTTAATGTTCCTGTGTTTCTAATTGTTTTCATAATTCCAAGTTTTTATTTCACTATGTATTTGTTTATCTGTTTTGCCAATTTGATATAACCTATATGTTTCCGAGGCAAATTTATCCAAAAATATTAACGCATCAGCTTTAAAAAGTTTTTGAAGTGGGTACTCAGATTTTAAACTATTGAGTATCTCTTTTATTGTCAGGAACCTCTTGTTCATCGCTATATTTTATTAAATTTATAATCTCTCTTATTTTTTTTCCTAAAGTATAGTCATTTGGAGTTTTAGAAACAATTGATTGGATATATTCATATGTAATTTTTTCCTTGTTAATTTCTTCGCTCATACCTTTTCAAATTTTAACATTAACGTTTGGTTTATATAAGTTTGTATTCTTCTTTTAAAAATTGGTAACAAAGTTTGTTCTAATGGATAACCATCACCTCCAGATAATTCAAATATTGGATATTTGTTATTTGGGTCGGGTTTATTCCATTTACTAAAATTATTAATTATTTCCGATAAGGTCAAACTTTCTTTAGGTCCTGAATAAATTAAATTTGATTGATTTGAGAAATCTTGAGCTCCCTTTTTTTTCTTTAATCTATATTCCCAAACATATAAGGTGTCTTCTTTTTTATTTAAAAAATAAAAATAACCTTGCTTTTTATGTAATTCATTTTTATTTCTTTTAAGTGAAATTGATATGTTTTCATTTACCAACACCCATATTGATTTTGCAATATTGAAATAATCATAAATTTTGGGGGCTGTATATTTTAATATTTCTTGATATTGCGTATTTTCATCAGATGTCATTTGTGGTATCTTGCTATATTTCAAATCTGAAATCAAAAGCTCATCATCGTAATATTCAAATTTTTTATCCGTTGATATCATTTGATTTTCACCAATTAACGTTCTAATGTTCGCAAAATGAAGTGATAACTCAATAAAAGAAGGATATACTTCAAATTTATCAAATCTTTCATTCAATTTTTGAAAATAATTTAATAACACGTATTGTTTGTGTTCGAGATCTATGGGTGCTTTGAATAACCAATCCGTATCTAATAAAAATTCAAACCCTTTGTTTTGTTTTCTTTTTGGCATTTTTTTGTTTTATATAAAAGTATAATAAAACCAAAAATATTAAATATCAATTTAATCTCATGACAATATACTCTTTTCCATCAACATACACCGAAGAGTAATTTCCATCATAACCATTCATTATTCCATAACCATCTGAATCAACTAGACCTTGAGCCAAATCATTTTTATCGACCCATTCTGATATGTCCATACCAAATTCAGTTAATTTATCTGCAGGATCATATCTAACATCCCTTAGATAATCTTTAACCTTATCTTCAATCATTTCTTCGGTTGGCTCGGTATCTGGCACAATTGAATCAAGTTCGTTTTGAGCTGTTTCAATGTTTGATTCAATTTCTTTTATTTTTTCATCTAGTTCATAATATTCATCACTATCTGAATCTTCCAAATCTCTTTGCTCTTGTTCTGTGTCAGATAAAAGTTCTTCCATTTCTTCTATATAGGATTCTAATTGTTCTTTTCTTTTTTCTTGCTCTTCAGTTAATTCATAATCACTCTCATCAAAATAACTTTCAGGGTTATCTCTTATGTCATTTTCATAAAAATCTCTAAAATATTCTACAATGCCATCTACATCTAAATAGTCTAAATAAAAACCTCTACTAAAACCTTCAACTCCAACTTCATCAATATATTCTTTTGCATATTCCAATGCTGCATCCTCAGCGTCACTATCAAGACCTGCCGCATATTCAGCACCTTTCAAATCGCCAGAATAAATTTCAAAACGATATAAATCTCCGTAAAAACGATAACTACTTGGAATTAATTCATATACATCAATTTTTTCTTCAATTTCCTCAATTTCGGCTTCTAAAGAGTCTATTTGATCTTGTAATTCATCAGAATCATTACCCTGCTCTTGATCATAATATAAATTTCCTAATCTTTCCTTTAAACCTCTAAGATTTTCAACATCTTCTTCAGTTTGAACATTTTCATTATTTTCTTGTAGATATTCAAAAATAGCTTGTGCTGCCAATCCTTCTGAATCACCTTTTTCTATATTCCAATCATCATCTTCTCTTCTTGACTGAGCTTCCGCTCTTAATCCAGCAACTCTTTTTCTTTCTCTGATTCTTGATCTTTCGCTATTCCAGTCTGAAACTCTACCTTTAACTTCAACCCCTTCAATTGACGCTACATCACTTTTACTGATATCTAAATTTCCCAAAATTTTTATAATAGGACCTAAAGATTTTACAGGCTTTCCCTCTATTGAAAAATCTCCATCAATTATGATTTTTTTATCTTTATATTTTTTTATCCTTGATAACGCCTTTATGTTATAGTCAATCGCCGGTAATATTTTATATATCTCCTCGGGTGAAACAACCAATGTATCGTCCTGTAAATTTGTTTGATCTTGTTCTTTGATTAATTTAATCAAATTATTTATATCCTGTTTTTTAAAAGAAAGTTTCGCCATTTGTTTTATCAATAAATATCAGTAAATTATTTACTATAAAATAGTATCAATAAATATTTATAGATAAATAAACTTTAAAATAAATTTGTTATGGGATGCGGATGTAAAAACAATCAACCCCAACCTCAACCTCAACCTCAGCCACAACCTTCACCAGGTCC